CTCCATCTTTCCACACTGTACTACCATCTTCCACTAGAATTTTACCAAGAAAGCTATCAGGTTCAATAGCACCATTCATATTGAATCGTAGGTAGGGCTGATTAATTACAGCAGCAAAATTCTTAGACCAAGCTGTTTTACCTGTCCCCGGCATCCCTGTAGCAAGAGGTTTCTCACTATCTTCTAAGGCCATCGCCAACGCAACAGTTTGCTCCCAAGGCCATATGTAATCTAAATCGGCTGTAGGAATATCATTCCTAGCATCTTTAGGCCAATTAGATTTCTTATGCACAGTGATGTATGGATCGAGAGCACTTTTAGGAATTATAACATTGTTATACCCAGCTTTCTTAAGAGCCTTCGACAACAACACCTTACCCTCTACACTGGCAACCGTGGCGGTGTCAAAGTCAGGTGCAGGAGGTTTGGCTTGTTCCTTAGGTGGTTTCTTTGCCTCCACTGTTGATTTTGCCTGCTTTGCCATTGCTTGTTTCATTGCTTCACTCGTAGTAGTCATACTGTTTCTCCTAGTTATTTAAAGAAGGATTATTCATCCAATTTTTAGCTTGTGATACATATTTATACACATGCTTCATGATAGTTACGCCTTTATCCCCACTAGTTACCCATACTTCTGTACCATTTCTATGTGCTCTGTATGTCTTTTTCTTACCTCCAGACTCATTAATTTGGAAGTTTTTATGCGCCGTTTTAAATTTCATTTTTTCAATCCTTCTTTTATATATTTAAATGTTTTTGAATCACATAGATTAAGGAGTTGGGAGACTCGTCGTCTTCGGTTTCTACTTGCAACACCTCCCAATATTTTGGAGCATCTGAAAAATCTGAAAGTGGGAGGTTTAATCCGTTACTAAGGCTTGCCAATTTCCCCTGCAAGTATAAATATACCTTCCCATCAAATCTAACCACGCTACCAAACGTAGTGCTACCTTTCGTAGTTTCTTCCCACACATCTTCTGCATTGTCCATTAAGATTTTCCTAGTATTTTATGTTGAATTACATTAATTAATTCTCTCTCCAACTCTCCAGCATTCTTGATAACGGAGCTATGTTTATATAAATCTAATACATTATTATCCATAATACCTAACCCATAAATCTCAATTGGTGTTTTATCTTCAATCTCCTTTATCACTCTTCTGGTGTATTCGTAACAATCACCTCCCCCATTCGCTGCTGGGGAGCCATCACTTAATACAATTAATATCTTACGTTTTTTACGTTGTGTTACCAACCTTTCAAAAGCCCACATTATACTCTCTCCATCAGCATTACGAGATAGATGGTTAGAACCTGTTAGAAGGTGCTTTTCTAACAGCTCAGAGCTAATCTTGGTGTTGAAGTGTTTGAAAATATAATGGACAGGGCCATTCCGATCATCAGTGAAGCCCAACATTTCTAATGGGACATTCAACTTACCAATAGCCTCATTAAGCATCATCATTGCTTTCATAGAATGGACTATCTTTTGTCCTCCCATACTACCACTAAAATCTCCTAATACAGTTACAGCAGTGTCAAGCAGGAAGTTCTCATCCTTTCTTTTAAACACCTGACTTGCTGCAATACTTTTATTGACCTTGTATAAATTCTTAGTTGATAACTTACCACTACGCTGACTATGTTGCCATCTTGCTTGACTCAGCACTTGTAGAAGTCTTTTAACTTTGTTAGGTAGTCCATTACCAACCTGTAAAGCTTGTAGGTTCCTCATATACTTAGACGGTCCAGACAGGCTCTCTTGCAACTCTGAAGGTATAAGTCCTTTCGGTAAATCTACCACCCTAGAATCTCTAGGTTGATACTCTTCACCATAAGATTTATCTTCATATTTTATATGTAAATCAGAATAGGATTTTCCTTCCTCTTTAGTGTGTTTGTGAGCTAAGAGTTTATCATAATCTACCTCAAAGGAACCTTTAGCAGGGCTTTTCCCATTTCCTTCTTCGTCGCCTTCTCTCCCCTCTTCTCCTTGGCCGTTCCCTTCGTTATTTCCATCATCACTCTCTTGTCCAGATTCCACTTCTTCTCCCTCTCCATCCTTGTCATAAGCTTCTGCGGAGTCTTTCTCCTCCTGCTCAGAATCAAACCCCAATACGTCCATAACGTCCCTAGAGAACTGCACAGTGGCCTCCTCATCTACTAAATCTTCTACATCCAGCTTTGATGATAGTAGCTTATCTAAATAAGCAAGTTGTGGAGGCGTTAATATAGCTTTACCCCGCATCCCCATACCAATCATATCTGGCATCCAAGACTCCCTATTCATTGTATCCCAAACCCACAAGGCTCTCCAAGCATTTTCATAATCATTCTCAGAAAGCTCTTGTTTTTCTAGTGCAGGCTCCATGAATTGAGCACGTCCTTTAGACAGGTATTCATCTCTACCTGTATACACACCATATTGATCTTTCTCTTGTCCATAATCTGAGAATAGATTGTTAATAGCTCCAAAAAAAGACTTATGAGCTATTTTATATTTCTCATGCACCTCAGGCCAATCCCTCCTGTTAGGAGTTTCATGCCCAATTTCATGCAGCACTGTGTAGAACCATTCCACCCACGCTCCCTCAGACCATAAAGAATTAGGTCTTTGTATGTGTAGAGATTTGCCTGTAGTGTGAGGAGTAATTTCCTCGTCATGAAACACCACACCAAGTCCTGTATTTTCTGCCATAACCTTTACATATTTTAATGTGCCGTAATAGTTTAATCGCAATTTGGTAGCTCCTTTATAACATTGTTATTAAAATAATCGTGTGTGTCTATGTGTTCAAAACTATCTTTTTGTTTATCTCCTGTTGTGCATACATATTCCCCATGTGTGATTCTCATCCTGGTAACATTTATAGTTAGATATCTTGAATGTAAATATCTAATTTTAGGGACTGTATCAGACATCCAACAATACCTCAAAGTAAATAAATATTTTTGACACCACTCACTAATTTTAGGATTGGAATGCGTATCTATAGTGAGAAGTATATCACTCATCTTTTATCTCATCTAATATTTCATGTATATTGCCTACTTTCTCCCAGTTGTTCTCAAACTGCTCCATCTGATGTAGGGAGCCAAACTGTGAGGCAGAAGATGCAGGCCGTACTATAAACCAATCGTTGTCTCCCTGCAACAGAATTCTAAGATATCCATCAACACTACGTTTTATAATATCACCAGATTTAAATTTCATAGATAGTCCTCATTCATTTAAATCACGCAATAGATATTCACCACTATGTATCTTTGCTTGAATGTTGGACTCTCCAAGAAACTGATACAGATATTTAGAAGTGGTGCGTGAATAATTATAATACACAGCATCTAGATACACAATACCTTTGTGCTTCATTGCTATAACACTTCTATAGGATTGGAACATTGTATACTCACCAGCATAGATGATAAATTGGTTGGCTACTTCTCGACCAGAACGCTCACTAATCATGTTCTTTACAAGCATCCTCATTCTCCTTTATTTCGTTACGAATAGATTGTAAACTTCTAGGGATTAGCCCTTGAACGTCTGCATTAACATTTATATACTTTGGATCTGGGGGATTGTATCTAGCATCATGAATATGCCCATGAATATTATACTTCCATCGCTTCATACTACCAAGATGCAATGGAACATGAGAGAGAATAAATTCCTTGTATTGCATAACTCCACGTATCTTGACGAACCCTGCATCTATATAATCCATCATTTGGTAATGATCGTGATTGCCCATAATTAAATGTTTAGTACCATTCAGTTGTCTCACTAATTTTAGATTGTCAGGCCCACCAAAAGCTACATCACCTAGATGATATACAATATCCTTTTCTTTGACAGTGGTATTCCATAACTCAATTATAGCACTATCGTGCTCTTCAATAGTGGAGAAGGGTCTTGTCTCAGGGGAGAACTTAATAATGTTCTTATGACTGAAGTGTGTATCCCCTATAAAGAATACTGTAGGGTTAGCCATAAGTGGTTTCCAATTGTTGTAGTAAGAGACGTAAATATGTTCTGACACTCTCGTTCTCATTTTCCGCAATATCTTTGTACAATTTATTTATTAATTGATCTACTCTAAAAAACCGTAATCCGTTCCTATCAGACACCCCAGATAATTTAGCCGCACAAGAAGTTATTTCTGTAGCCATCATCTTCTCCTTATAACAATGTTATAAACCGTTTATATATTCACATACAGCCATTACGATAGCTTCAGCACCATGAGCCATCCCTCTACTTGAGTGGTCCCCGGCCCATTCTGGTTTTGCGAAAGAGCAACAAACTGTTCCATCCTTGTTGGCTGTAACAAAAAACTGATGCCCCTCCCCTTCTTTACGCATCATGTAATTTCTAGCCCATATACCAGCCTCGACAACATCCTCTTTTATGTAATCAGGAACATTCTCGTAGGATTGAAGTGTCTTTTCTTCCCTGTTCATATCTTCTCCCATCTCTCTTGCATCTTGATGATAGTAGCGTTTGGCACAGCATGCACAGTGCCAAACTTGCCCTTACATTCCACAATAAGGGGTATTATACCACACTCAGCAGCCATGTCAAGGTATGGAGCAAGCTCCTTCAGCCTTGTGAATGTATTAGCCACCACAACATCTAGCCCATCTTCCAGACAACCTTTCACCATACGTTGGCACCATGCGTGAGCATGTTTTATTTTGCTAGGAATAAAAGTATATCCGTCCTCTGTCTCAAAGAACATATCAGCTTCAAAATGCCTGAACCTGTCGTCCAGAGACATAGCTAGAGTTGTCTTACCACTGCCCGGTAGACCACGTATTAATATTAATTGTTGCATGATAATATTTCCTTTATTTCTGTTAGGTCAAACTCCCTACCTTTGTTAGCTTTAAACTGTGCGCCAACTGTGGAGCGCCTTCCTTGATGATATATTACATCGTTCATAGTAACTAACGTGGGATTCTGTGTAAACTGTACACTGTTAGGATGGTCAGTGGTGCTTTCCCACTTATACCCAAACTTAAACAACACTGTCTGTACTATCTCAGATAATACGGGATTGTCTCCTATATTGAATTTAAGATCTTCCACTAGTGGTTCCTCCACCATACGCAAAAGAATAGTACAACTTTTTAGTATCTAGTTCTTTCATAGAGCATTTATCACTGAGGAAATGCACTTTACTATTTGTAAAATGAAGCTTCCCATTTATACATATTAAATACTTTGCATCTGTATGTTGTAAAGTCTTTTGCCCTCCCCAAGAATATCCCAAATCAAATAAAGTTTCTTGTATAAATTTAGATACCTCTGGACTACCTCTAATTTGAAACTTCATGTCCTGTAAAGCGTCTTTATCCATTGTGTAGGTGTTTAATCACCCTACCAACAGCTAGTTCATACCCTATACTACGTCTAGGCTTATCTGTGTCACAACATTGAGCTTCTGCTCTTGTTATAACATTGTTATTAGCATCCCAAGCTACAGCCAAGGTTAGATACTTAGACCCTTTCCGCTGTTTAAGTGTAGAATTGTTAGGGTGTAAATGTACCACTTGAATATGATGAAATTGTTTCATGTGTTTCTCCTATTACATAAATGGTCCGCGTGGTTGTTTTGAACCAACATCTTCCTGCAAAGCAGGTGCTCTCCTCTTGAGCTACACACGGTAAAATGGTTTATACCACTAGAGGATCGTTAGCTAACTCAACCTTATTAAAATTACTTATAACATTGTTATTAGCCTTTGGCTTGTTATAAGATTTATTTATACGCTCAAATGTGCGTAGTTGCGCCTTAAGAATACTGCTTATAATTCTCTGGTTTGTTTCCTTGATGATAGTACCATCCTTCAATGTAATTTTAGCGTTATTTAACATTGCTATTCTCCTCTTGTATTTCCCACAAACTTTGAGTTAGCATATTAAGTCTTTCTTTAATATCTGTTTGCAGCTCTGCTTGAGACAATTCATCATATATATCAGCTATAAGCAGGCAGGTACGGTCGTTTCTTTGTAACACACAACCGTTACAAGCTACCCCCGGACAGACTTCATCAGTATCCCTTTCACAGTTTATTAAATCCCTGAGATATATTTTTACTTTCTTTTTGTGTAGTGTCACAATCATAGTATTTCCTATGCATTTAATCCGAGAATAATTATCATTTGCTCACGATTTAACATGTTACATTCTCCTTATATAGAATTAATTTAAACAAACGGCATTAGCCGTGGATTTATCACCAATTAACGGGTCAATATCTTGGCCGTCATATTCAACAAGTGCAGGAGAATAATATACGCGGTTATAGCCATTCCCCTCATCATCAATACTAGTAATCAATTCCATGTTAAGAGACTCAGGATTTTCTTTAATTAACTCATTTAAATCTTTCATATAGTCAGATAATTTCATAGCCCCCACCTCTTATACAACCACCTACTTATACCACCAAGGGCACAGAGAATGAGGCCAAACAAACCAAGAAATACACAAAGCATAAATACATTAATAAGAAAGTCCATGATGTTCTCCTTTCTTTAAAGAAATACCTTGAGAGGGAGTATAACACACAAAGCCCCTATACAAAAGCCTATTAAGAAATAATCCATTCCATCTAAAATAGCATCACTCATATCTCACCTCTTATAACAATGTTACACTATCTCAACCCAATGGACAGGATACACCCTAGCATACACTTTCATTAATGCTAATGATACACCCTTACGTCCGAAGGTGCCCAGCCTAGCAGTGTGGTTGGAGTTTGTCCTAAAGCAGAATACAACCATGTTACAAGCCTGCATAACTATTAACATGCTTAGGCTGTAGACGCATACGGGCTATGCTATGCCCATGAGGGCCAATGTGATCTGGTCCTCTTGATACAGTGTAAGGACCATTACAATAATGTTCATTATAAAAATCCCTTACATCTTTTGCCACCATTTTGTCATGGGTGAAACCCGTTTTACTACACATTAAAGTAGTACCATCCCCAACCAAAGCATCTTCGGGTTGGTCCCACACCATTCTACCCTTGCAATCCACTACCTTGAATAAACGCTTCATTGTCTTTCCTCCACGTTGTTGTTCATGTTGTTCCATTATGTTAACCATTATTTCAGCTCTTGTAGGCATGTTAGCACCCTCACGTTATAACATTGTTATTAAAAGCCCTTCCGAATTGAAGGGCTACTTGCTGTTAATACTACTTAATGCCATCCCGTTCATCAACAAACTTGGCAAGCTCAACAATCTCACTGTGCATTGTTTCAATTTTCTTACGCAAAGCCATGGGTTGGCTACGCACCTTGTCCAGCTTCTCAATCTCACCCTCTACTTGAGCAATGTGGCTGAAGATTTCATCATCGGATACATCAGTGGATAACTCGCCACGGATGAATGTTTTGGTTTCAATCAGCTTTGGTTGTGACATAATATATTCCTCTTTAATTTTAGTAAGTGTTTTAGGTCCAGCGCCATACGCTCTAGCAACGACCAATTTCCTTTGTAATTCCTTTTGCGGATCTACTAAAGTACTACCATCTTTTTTCCTGGCATAGCCGCCCCTTACAAATTTCCTTGTTTCCTCTTGCCCATTAAGTACAATGAGTTCTGATTTAAATACCCAGTTATTCTCAGTTGTTAGGTAAATATGGTGTGCTGCTATTTTTAAAACTCTACTAACCAACACCCCACTAATGAACTCCCTAGTACCTATAAGACGTACCTTGTCTCCTATTCTCATTCAAGACACCTCCTCTTATAACAATGATATAAGAAAAGCCCTCCAGATAGAGGGCTATTATTGACAGAGTGTTGTTTGCTTATTTCTTAACAGCATTATTTATTAATGCTCAAGCTGGCTTTCATACCAAGGGCAATGGCTAACATTTTAACAACATCCTTTTTCTGATCCGTTTCCATACCGTCACATAAAGCAGCGATAGCGTTGATGTGATCCTGTAAGCTGTCTGTATCACTTGCCTTGGTAGCATCCTTAGGCTTATTAGCTTGGCGGTTGCGTGTGTTGGTGACACGGCCCACGGTGACATCACCATCTTTCACCTTAACGCCAATGTTTATCACTTCGCCATCGTGTCCCATATCCTTGGCAATTTCCTTGCTGTATCGCTTGGTTTCCCGTTGCAGGCCAGAGTTAATCGCCACGATATTCCTATCGTCCAGCTTTGCCGTGTCATACAAGGATTGTAAATCAGCCTCGAATCCAGCCAATTCTGCCGGGGTAGCGCCAGCCTGGATCAAGCTACGGGCAATAGTGCTAATGGATGTTTGACCTAAAACGTAGTTCATAATCTCTTTTGAATAATTACACATAATAATTTTCTCCTATGGATAGGCTGAATTGCCTAGAAAATACCCTGAATTAATAAGGTATTGGGGGGGGGGTTATTCTTTATTACTTACAAAATTCTTTTGCCAGTTCTAAATCCACACTCAGTAACTCAAGAAAGCCCTCTTTTATAATAGCAGAAACTAAATCAATTCGGGCAAAATCCTTATCTAAACCCTCTGGCAAAGCTTCAAATTTTTGAATATCTTGTTTTAAGTTTTCCATTTTCTTTCCCCTGTTTATAACATTGATATAGAATCCTATGATATACCCAAATGAGACGCGCTAGGATAGTGCTTCCTCATGTAAGTATATTCTAATATTCTATTAGTATGTTTTCATCTGGTGGGTGTATAAACATCGGCTTGTCATTTCCTACCCGTTCTACTACCAGTCTGCTATTACTAGCCCAAACCTTTCGATCTAGGCACCCCATTAGCGCCGCTTTTCTATACCTCTAATATATACCTTATAAATGACGTACCGTTTTTTCTTACCAGCTATCACACTGGGAGAATTGCCTCGTACTAGTCAGTTAATCCGAGCGGATTCTGGCAACTAGTAGTCAAGCCCGCCTACATTGTATATATATTATTAGATAGAATATCACGTTACACGCAATTGATGGGGTTGTCCATTTACCTAGCAGTAATGCCTACCCGGCAAGCCGGAACATTCAGTCCACGCGGCAGAGTACCCGCTATGGCTTCACCCACCCCGCAGAAAGCCGTTAGGCTGACATCTTACCCCATCCCTCGCAGTTATTACATGTAGCAATCTGACACAATGGATAGGCCGGTGGGCTAAGTAGAAAGAAGGGAGAAGGGCACACCCGCTGTCAATCAATCTACAGTTCAAAGCTTATAGTAATATGATGATATGTGAAGTAATAAATAATGATAAGGATAGCTTATCTATATCACTATTATATATATTATCTACTATAAAGAGGAACGCGTGCGCGTAGCACAAACCATGCCAACTCTCTATGTATGCACCAAAACAGTGCATGGTTCAGGTATGCAAGATGTATGCCAACAATCGGATATAGTATATTAGTATTCAATAACTTAGTTGAATAGTGTTTCACGTGGAACAATATAACAATGATATAATGTATTGAATGGAATGGTATAAACACCCCTCTTTCCCCTCTTTTATAGCTGTTAACCCTTATAAATTGTAGGATGGTGATAACAGTTATTCATATTTATCAATAACATACGGATATATTGATATAAAGGGCTGTTTTAATCGAATACGAGACAGGGGGGTACAGGGGCCATGCCCCCTATGGGGTATATGTAATGCACTCCTTCTCTATTTTGTCTATTTTTAGCTGTTAACCTTAATATAATGTATTATTATTTAATAATAAATGAAATAAAGCTTGACATTAGTATAAAAATATGGTATAATATTAGTAAGAATAAAGAGTTTTGTTCTTAACAGAACAATTCTCTGTATTTCCTCTCTTTAGTACGGGTAAAGAGAGAGACTAGAAGGGAATAATAAATTATTCCTCCCTCCCCTCTAGGGAGGAGGAGGAGAATTATTTAAATTAATACAGTTATTCAAATCTCTAGTCTTCCAAAAGGCTATAAGTATGTCTATTTTCAGCAAAGCTTTAAATAAACAATGAAATATTTAATAACAGCTCTTATTATTAGTTTATCAATAGCTCTATTTCTCAGCATAGCTGAGGTTGTTGCTTTGCAACAGATTATTATCTTCAATAGAGGTGTTGAATATGGACAATCTAGCTGTATTAGTTTCTGATCCTGTATATAAATGTATTGTATATACATCAATAGGGTGTAGTCATGTAGATGGTTATTTATGTGATATGTCTACATGTAATATTCTAAAAGACTTTAAGAAAGATGCCAAAGAAAAGAAATTATAGCTCAGAATATAAGAATTACCACAGTAAGCCTAAGGCTAAGAAGGTTAGAGCTTTAAACAACAAGGCTAATAGGGATGCTGGAACCTATGGTAATGGTGACCAGAAGGATATAGCCCACACAAAGCCTAAGGCTAAAGGGAAGACATTCAAACAATCCCCCAGTAAGAATAGGTCTATTCCAAGAACGAAGAAAGCTAAGAGAAAAAGTAAGTAACTTGGTAGTTGTGACAAGAAAAACACAGCATCTATTGGAGATAAAACCCAATGAAATCTGAAGAAAGTGAAACAGCAATAAAAGTATTAACTAAAAAGATTAATAAAGAAACAAAACCAGATGAAGCATTGAAATACACGCAGGCAGCACTAAACCTAGCCCACGTATTAGCAACGATATATAATATAAAAACTAAATGAATATCAACCCTCGACGCGCCCTTATACCCTTGAAATTATTTTAGTATCAAGGGGTTGAAACAACAACACCCTTAACGCCTCTCCTCTAAGGTCTGGTACTAACCCGCATAGCGAATAGTACGACAGTGAAGCGCACCCTTTAGGGTCACTTACAAATAGCAGAAATAGAGAAAAGGCGTCTCATTGGTCTCATAAGCCGAAGATCGTTGGGTTCGATTCCCAATTCTGCTACCAATTAAATGCTGGGCAGCACAGGGTGTGTCGCTGGCCTTCCAAGCCATGCAGAGTAGGGTTCGACTCCCTCGCCTCGCTCCAAATAAGGATAGTAAATGACTCAGAATGAATTCATATATTGGCTACAAGGTTTTATAGAAAGAGCTGATGGGGAACTTTCTGAAAAACAAGTGGGTATTATCAGAGACACTTTGAATAAAGTTGATACATTCACTTACACACCTTTAGTTCCTAATTATACAGAAAATACGTGGTATTATCCTAACAACGCTCCAGTAATATATTAATATGTCTAGAACAATAACACAAGAAGTAGGCCACGGTAGAAAGTTTACAGAGAAGCAGACAGCTCTTTTGGATAATTTCCGTACAAATGGCCTAGACCCTATGAAAGCTGCTATTGCAGCTAAATATTCAAAGACAAGTGCTTATGCCGCTATACGATCTGTTAAAGACGAGCTAATAGAAATAGCAGAAACCATAATGATTCAGTATGGTCCTAAAGCTGCTCAAACACAGGTGGATATTCTTATAGCTAAGAAACCTGTCCCACAGGCGAATGTCAAGCTCTCAGCTTCGCAGTCCATTCTGGACCGCATTGGGCTTGGGAAGAAGGATAGTTTGATGGTAGAACATGCTGTTAGTGGGGGACTTTTTATCTTACCTGCTAAACAACAAGTAAAGGTAGAAAAAATCATAAATGAATAAAGAATGTAGTCTCTGCAAAAAAGTAAAATTTTTCGATCTTTTTTATAGTGATGCGGATAAGGAAGATGGTAGAACTACACGATGTAAAGAGTGTGTGAGTCAAAGTCAAAAAGCTAGATATAAAGATAATCCTAAAGCGTGGGTAATTAGAAGTAAAAAGTATTATGAAGAGAATACTATAAAAATAAAAGAAAAAGCTCAAAAATATTATCACACTAATAAACACACAGAAAAATTACAAGAAGGCAGACGTAAATACAGACAAGAAAATAAAGGTTATTTGAATGGACTAAAGAAACTGTATAAAATACAAAAAACTCAAGCTATTCCTAAATGGTTAACTGATTGGGATGAGTTTGTATTAAGAGAGATATATGATCTGTCTAGGATGCGTACAGATTCTACAGGGATAGAATGGCATGTGGATCATATTATACCTTTAAAAGGTAAGGAAGTTTGTGGTCTGCATATACCCAATAATTTACAAGTTATACCAGCAGTAGAGAATTTGAGTAAGGGGAATAAATATGCTGTTTAGGATATTTATCATTCCAGCCAAAGCTCCTTTAGAAGAAAAAGTAATTAACGTGAAGCATAACTAGATTGCGGAGATTAAAGGATGAGTGAAACTAGAATTATATGTAGTGGTGGCTGCGGAATGCCTAGAGCGTTTTGTAAATGTGCTAAAGAGCACCTGAATGTGCGTTTTTGCAAAACATGTGGACAGGAATTTGTTGAAACGGGGTGCTGGAATAGTATGTGTAAAGAAAATAAATACTATATTAGAAATGATCTTCGCTGAATATTGCGTGTAGTGATATGAATAAATTTGGTTACACATCAGATGGACAACCCATTGAAATAGAATTGGAAGGGCTTAAAGTTGTACAGGATTTAATAAATACAGAAGCTATTTCCTTACGAGAAGCTTCTGAATATCTACAAGATATGTGTGGACGTACTATTTCTCATGTAGGGCTTAGGAAGAGATTAAAGAATGGCATCTACAGAAAAGAAGAATAGAAAAGCTGTACATCTCAACCCAAGCCAACGAAGAGAAAAAGAAAGAAAGAAAATAGCTTCTAGTATAGATAGTCAGAATCAACGTGCTAGAAAGCTTAGAAAGGATGTTAGTAGATTAAAAGAAAACATCTTAGAAGAAAAAACCACTAAAGCAGGAAGGGTGTACGACAGTAACTACGTCGAATCAATGGCTAAAGCTGCAAAAGACTTGGCCGAAGATAATGTTCTATTTGCACCTAATGAAGGACCGCAAACAGATTTCTTAGCTGCTCCTGAAAGGGATGTTTTGTACGGCGGCCAAGCTGGTGGCGGAAAAAGTTACAGTTTAATTATTGATCCTTTACGATATGCTCACAGGCCCGCCCATAGGGCGCTCCTTCTGCGTAAAACTTTAGGGGAGCTTGGGGAGTTAATAGACAACACTAGGGAATTGTATCCAAAAGCTTTCCCCGGTGCTAAATATAAAGAAGCAAAGAAAACATGGATATTCCCATCTGGAGCTAAGTTATATTTTGGATATTTAGAGAAGGATAGTGATGTTTATCAATATCAAGGGTTGTCCTTTTCTTGGATTGGGTTTGATGAATTAACACATTTACCAACAGAATTTGCTTGGAATTATTTAGCTTCTCGTCTGAGAACAACAGATAGTGAAATAAAATGTTATATGCGTTCTACAACAAATCCAGGGGGTGTAGGGCATTCTTGGGTGAAGAAGAGATATATAGACGCTGCTCCGTCTAACACAGCGTTTGAATATGGTGTAAATAAACGGACAGGAGAGAAACTACATAGAAAATTTATTCCTGCTAGATTAAAAGATAATCCTTATTTGTTTAATGATGGTGATTATCAATCAATGTTGGAAACTCTTCCTGAAGTGGAGAGGCGTAGACTGCTAGAAGGTGATTGGAATATAAATGAAGGGATAGCCTTTCCAGAATTTCATAGGGAGAGCCATGTAATAGATCCTTTTCAGATTCCTTTACATTGGCAAAGATTTAAAGCAGTGGATTATGGGTATGCAGCTCCTAGCTGTTGTCTGTGGTTTGCAGTAGATCCTAATGATGGAACAATTCTCTGTTATAGAGAGTTATATGCTAAAGGACTCACAGCAGATGCTTTGGGACAAACCATGGTAGAGATGGAGGTAGATGATGCTACATCAATACCGGGGGTGTTGGATACAGCAGCATGGAATCGTACAGGATATACAGGGCCAACTATAGGTCAAACTTTATGTAAGGCTCCTTATTTACACAAATTACGCCCTGCCGATAAAAACAGAATAGCTGGTAAAATACAAATACACGAAAGATTGAAAAAGGTTGGGGAAGGTAGACCAGGATTACAAGTTTTCAATAATTGTATCAATTTAATTAGAGAAATGGAATCCCTTCCTTTAGATAAGAACAAGCCAGAAGATGTAGATACAAAGGCAGAAGATCATGCTTATGATGCCCTTAGATATGGGGTTATGTCGAGACCAAGAAAAGAGTCTACTTTTGATATGATGCAGATGGTAAAAGAACGTAAAATATATGAAGTTTCAGATTCAATCTTCGGCTATTGATATAGGTACTAAATAAAATATGGAACAACTCCCTTTAGATATAAACGAACAAACTCAGCCTTTTGTTTCTGCTGACGATGCTTTGGCTAATGTAGTTCAAGAAGCTGTTGACACAGATGATATTCAAGCAGAAGTGCTAATATCAACTCTAGCAGCAGAAATCACCACTAAGTTGGATGCTAGCGTTAGAAATAGACAATCAGATGAAGATAGATGGCTTACGGCCTTTAGAAATTATAGAGGTTTATATGGAAAAAATGTTAAATTTAGGGAGAATGAAAAGTCAAGGGTATTTGTAAAAGTTACTAAAACTAAAGTGTTAGCTGCTTATGGGCAGCTTGTAGATGTAGTTTTTGCCGGGAATAAGTTCCCCATTTCAATACAACCTACAGAGGTTCCCACAGGAGTAGCTAAATATGTACATCCGGGGATAGAAACAGGTTCACAAGAAGTTCCTGCTGACCTTGTAGAAGAACAAAAAGATCCTCTAGATCTAGGATATGAAGGTGATGGGCAAACCTTAGGTCCGGGGTCTGTATTAACTGGTGGTTTAGATAAATATAAAGATATTCCATTGGAAGAAGGTCCAAGTAACAATCCTGATGTTCCACAAGTTGCTCCTGCTAAAGAAGCATCTAGGAATATGGAAAAGCTCATACACGATCAAATAGCTGAATCTAACGGTAGTTCAGAAGTTAGAAGTTCCTTATTGGAAGCTGCTTTATTGGGAACAGGTATAATTAAAGGTCCATTCAACTATAATAAAGTGTTACATAGATGGACTAAAAATGAAGAAGGTGTAAGAGATTACACTCCAGAATCTATCAAAGTTCCCAGATTAGAGTTTGTAAGTTTATGGAATTTCTATCCAGATCCTAATGCTAATTCTTTAGAAGAAGCTGAGTGGGTGATACATAGGCATAGATTGAATAAATCTCAAGTGAAAGGTTTGAAAGATCGTCCTCATTTTAAGGCTGATAAAATCAGTGAGTTAATCACAGGAGGTGCTAATTATGTACCTAAAGATTTTGAAACTTATATAAAGAATGATGAAGGGACAATAATAGAACAAGACAGGTATGAAGTGTTGGAATATTGGGGGGTGATGGAAGCTAAAACAGTAAGAGAAGCTGGTTTAGATTTAGAAACTTCCATACGTGATACAGATGATATTCAAATTAATGCTTGGGTGAGTGGTGGGAAAATTCTTCGCTTAGTAACCAATCCATTTAAACCTGCTCGTATTCCTTATCTAGCATTCCCATATGAAAAGAATCCTTATTCCATTTTCGGTGTAGGGGTAGCAGAAAACATGGATGATAGCCAACAGATTATGAATGGTCATGCTCGTATGGCTATTGATAATTTAGCATTATCTGGTAGTATCATATTAGATGTAGATGAGAGTGCTTTAGTGCCAGGACAATCTATGGAAATATACTCTGGTAAAATATTTAAACGACAATCAGGAATGCCGGGACAAGCTGTATTTGGTATTAAATTGCCTAATACAACCACAGAAAATATGATGATGTTTGATAAGTTTAGACAAATATCTGATGAATCCACCGGTATGCCCAGTTATTCTCATGGTCAAACAGGAATACAATCTACTACGCGCACCGCAGCGGGTATGTCAATGTTAATGGGGGCAGCTTCTCTAAGTATAAAGACTGTAGTAAAGAACTTGGATGATTTCTTACTTAAACCTTTAGGAGAAGCTTTCTTTCAATGGAACATGGCTAATTATAAAGGTGATATGGAAATTGAAGGGGATATGGATGTAAAAGCCACAGGAACTAACTCACTTATTCAGAAAGAAGTGAGAAGTCAAAGACTCACAATGTTCCTTCAAACTGTTCAGAATCCTATGATTGCTCCTTTTGTCAAAATACCTGTTCTTATCAAAGAACTTGCGTATAGTATGGATTTAGATCCCGATGAACTAGTCAATGATGTGAATCAGGCACAGATTATGGCTAGTATTATGAACCCACAAGGGGGAGCACCTCAGGGTGTTCCACAAGAAGTGGCCCCACAACCTGTAGCTATGCCAGGAGAAGAAACTTTCAGTGGGAATTCACAACAGGAGGCTGTCCTTTGAAGGAGCAAGTTAGAAATAGATTAAAAATCTTATTTGCTACTGTAGACAGTTGGAAGATTTTTCTAGGGTATATAGAGGAAGAAGAAGAAAGAATATTAAATATAAATAGAAATGTTACAGATGGGATAGACCTTAGACGTAATCAAGGTAAATTACAATTGTTGCATTCTATGAAGTCTTTAAGAGAAAATCTTAGAGATAAATCGTAGGCTACCCAGAAATGGCCCCTACATTTTAAAAGCAAACTAGGCCACCTTGTCTATGACAAGCCCTTAGGAGGTTGAATGTCAGAAGCAGTATTAGTGGAGGAACCACAAGCAAATCCTTATAACGCAAATAAACCTTGGGATAAATCTGGAGATGTGCCAAGAGGGCTATTAAGTCCTAACAACACTCTCGCGTATTCAGACCCTTCTGGAGAAATTCTTGACGAAGAAAAGACAGAAGCTACTCAGAATAAAAAAGAAGAGGAAGTTCCAAAGGAAGAAGAGTCTACCACATATAAGAAAGTAGATTATAAAAAGCGGCGTGATGATTTGAAACGTCACCATGATAAGAAAATGGCAGAGCATAAAGTTGAGATTACTCAATTAAAGGCTCAGCTTGATTCTAAAGCACCTAGATCTGTTCCTAAAACCCCAGAAGAACTGGCTACTTTTAAGACAGAATATCCAGATGTATATGACGTAGTAGAAGCAGTTGCACAGCAACAGGCACAGGAACAACTAAGTAAGGTAGAATCCGAAATAGCAAAACTCAAAGAGAAAGAAATAGAGTCAGCTATAAGAGAAGCTACATTTATTTTAGAAAAACTCCAACCTGATCTGAAGAAGATTGTAGATTCAAAGGAATTTCATGAATGGGCTGAAGGGCAACCTAAGCAAATTCAGGAATGGATTTATGATAATCCAACAGATGCTATATTAGCATCTAGAGCAATTGATCTATATAAAAAGGATGTTAATCTGCCCTCTGGCAATAAAGAAGTCAAAAAATCTAAAAAGAAAGTAGCAGATGCAGCGGAAGCTGTAATAATTAAGGAATCAGTTAATCCCTCTGCTAATGAGAAAAAGATTTGGACTACTTCTGAAATAGCAGCACTATCTGTCTATCAATATGAAGAAGTATCAAAAGAACTTGATGCAGCTTTTAAAGAAGGTAGGATAGTGCAAGGGTAATAAGTAGCGAGGAACACCTCACTACTAAAATAATAAACGAGGTGAATAACTATGGCTTCATTTGAAGCGTCCAGCACAGTCAACTTTGGCAGTGCAGTAACTGGACAGGCGAATCAGTATTGGTCGCCAGAAATCTTTAGTAAGAAAGTGCAGTTGGCTTTCCGTAAATCTAGTGTAACAGAAGCAATTACAAATTCCGATTATTTCGGAGAAATTGCTTCCTACGGTGATACTGTTAACATCATCACAGAACCAACCATCTCTGTATATGATTATACACGGGGCGAATCACTAACCAACACCGCATTGACAGATCAGGAATTGGTCTTGACAGTGGATCAAGCGAAAGCTTTCCAATTCAAGATTGATGATCTGGAAACTCGGTTTAGCCATGTGAATTGGCAGAGTTTGGCTGCGGATAATGCCGCATATCAATTGAAGGATTCCATGGATGTTAATGTCCTAGCTGCTATTGCTGCTGCTACAGGTGTAAATACCTATGGCACTACTGCTGCTCCGATTGATACCGGACATGCTTCTGGTGAGGTTGACCCTTTGGATATGCTGGCTCGTCTAGCTCGTCTGTTGGACGATCAGAATGTACCAGAAGAGAATCGTTGGGTTGTAGCTGAACCAGCTTTTTATGAGGAGCTTGCACAGACCTCTAGTAAGTTGCTGTCGGTTGATTATAATCAAGGTGATGGTGGTTTGCGTAATGGTTTGGTAGCATCAGGGCAATTGCGTGGCTTTAAGCTGTATAAATCTAATAACCTTCCTTCTTGGGTAGGTACAGGTTCTTACAGTGGTACTAGTAATCAGTTTGTTATGGCTGGTCACATGAGTGCCTGTGCATCTGCACAAGCTCTAACTAAGGTGGAAACGGTACGTGATACCAGCACCTTTGCAGACATTGTTCGTGGTTTGTCTGTATGGGGTCGTAAAGTGTTACGTCCTGAAGCTGTTGCTTTAGGCTACTGCTTGATTGACTGAGTTGTATTTAGATGGGGGTCTTAATTGGCCCCCATCTTCTTTTATTGAGGGTTCAAAATGAGTGATACAACAAGTTTAGTAGCTGATAAAGCTGGAGGATTGTCTATATTCAGATCTCTGGATTTAGATGAATCTGAAGAAGAAGTGAAAGGTACAGCAGGACAAGTCTTTTCAATTCATTGTATGAATATGTCTGCTTCTGTACGATATTTAAAATTTTATAATGCCACAGCAGCCTCGGTTACTGTAGGCACCACCACTCCTGTTTTAACATACCCCATCCCTACTAGTGGGGATACTAATGGCTCTGGATTTATTCTTAATATGCCTATAGGGTTTGAATTTAATACAGCTATCACTGTAGCATCTACTACAGGTCTTGCAGATAATGACACAGGTGCTCCGGGTGCTAATGAAATTATTTTGCATTTAGGATATAAATAATAAATTAGGATGCAACACTACTAAATGACAACACCTATTGATGTAAATGTTTCTGCTTGGACAGTACAAAGTTCTAGTCCTACTTTAGATGGTAATTATCCGAATACTACTAGGGATGATAATCCTTATTTACCTCCAAATATTTGGACGCATGTAAAGACTTTTGGATATGATTATGTGCGATTTATTGCCAATCAAACCTTCTTAGATAACTTAGCAGAGATAGCAACAAAACATGATTGGGTAATTGGAGCGGTGACGGAATGGGAACCTAATAATGTTAACTACTCCGATTCTGTTACTTATAACACAATTAAAGGCGCTAATACCAGTACAGGTATTATGAAATATACTGCCTACCATAGTATGTTTGCGGCCAACATCACATGGATGGAAAGTTGGTGTACGGACAATGCGTTAGATCCAGAGGATTTGTACTACCATGCTTACTATGATACTACAATCCGTATTGGAGGGTCTTATAGTAATCCAACAACAGTATTAGTACCGGGCTGGGGAGGAGGTTCAGCAGCTAATATAACTGAATCAAGAATGCTATGTAGATGGAATGGTGGAACTCCATCAATATGCCCATCATCTACAACATGGCGCTCTGCATTCCAAGCAATGTCTTTAGCTATGTGTGAGGTGCAGGATAATCCAGGTGTATTTATAGATGGGTTATTTTTAGATAGTTTCTCAGGTGTTATCAACAGAAATGATTGGCACTCCCATCTTGAAAATACTATTGAATTAAGGAGTGTTGGTACAGAGGCACAAGTATATGCGCAAGCGGAGACGGATTTAACAAATGCGTATTCTGCATTGGAGTCTTATATGCAAACACAAACAGGCAATGCCAACTTTAGAGTGACAGCAAATGCTGCTCACATTGATAATTTATACAATTATTATAACGACATGTTTAATATCACTCATACATCAGCATACAATGACTTAGCTATTGAATTCGCATTTTCTAGTGTGACAAATACAAATTTTTTGCCTCGCTTTGTATCAACATACGATGATCTAGAGGCAGGAAGAAAGATTTTTATTCGAGCAGAAACAAGAATAAGCACTTCATCTTATCCAGCATCTGATTCTATTGATTATAGACAATACTTGTTGGCGGGCAACTATTTACTCAATCATCCAAATGCAAATATGATGTATCACGCTGGTGGTGCTGCTAACTATGGAGGTGATCCCTATGGAACAGTTATTGACACGCATTGGCATGACAACTTAGAAATTGATTTAGGAGATCCTGTAGAAAGAGTAAGTAATGATTATTGGGGAACACCTAATACAGATAGGTTCTTTACTTTCGCCTCTGATACAGGGTACACAGTGCTAGGTAGAGAGTATGACAATGCTATTATACTCTGCAAAATTCCCGTTTCAGGAGGAGCAGCAAGTATCGGAACAAACTCAATTTCCCACGCGCTTGGTGCTACTTATTATAGGTTACTAGAGAATAATACTACAGATACCGCAATAACTTCCCTTGATCTTGGGTACTTAGAAGGCGCGATACTTATGAAGGCAGCTATTTAATGGCTACAATCACTTCAACACAGACAGGAGTTTGGTCTGATACTGCTACATGGGTAGGGGGGGTTGCTCCTACCACAGGCGATGATGCTGTAATCGCTAACACTCATATCGTAACTGTAGATGGTAGCATTACAATAGGTAGTACTGGTACAGCACTAGATGTTAATGCTGGGGGTGAAGTAATTGTAGGAGTTTATACGTTAACTCTCAATGGTGATGTAACTCTTGCAGGCACCGTTACACAGAACGCAGGTTCCACTGTTACTTTTGGTGGTGATTATAACATCAATTACTCTGGTGATGCTGGTGTATGGGATGTAAATGGTACAGAAGGTAGTCGTGCTACCCTACAAGCAGCGGCAACTTATGGATTTTCTGTAAGATCACCAAATAACAATGAATTATGCACATTCACTCCAAGTTATTGCAATATCACTCGTTGGGGCAGAGGGACTTCCACAGCAGACTATGGAATGTACATCAGGTCTTCTGCTAAAGCTTCTGTTATTGAGGTTGATAATTGTTTAATTGATGATTATTGGAGACTACGATTTGGTGCTGGTTCTAATCCTTCCGCTTCAGCTACCTATAAATGGACAAATTGCGACTATAGAAACCCAGCCCATACAACAAGCAACAAGGAATGTGCTGAATATACGATAAGCGCAGCTCACGACGCTAATACTCGCGGTTGGTGGGACTGCACGTGGGCGGGCATTTCAACCCAAAGCGTTATATTTATATTCCCTAATGCTGCTGTATGGACAAGCCCTCTGGTAATTTCTAATTGTGTTGGTGAAGATGTTGTAGTTAAAAATAACAATAGCGTACCTATAGAGCTTGATATTACTCTACACAGCTACAACTCAAGTAACTCAGGTGCTAACCAGATTTTGATGGGTAACGAGGCAGGCCAGCTTGGTGATTGGCATGTATTCGATTCAATCGTTGAAGCTGACACAACAAACCCTCACCCACTATCCGATGGAGGAGGTCCAGACACAACCTCAGACACGCCGGGAACATTTGAAGACAATATTGTTTTTATTGGTGAAAGTGCTGGTAATGCTTTTGGATTCAATGGTGGCGACACTATTATACAGAGAAATACTACTGTTGGTGGTAATGGTATTGTTTCCACAAGTGCTAATAGTGGCACTATTTTAATTGATCGTCACACTCACATTCATAAAGCAGGAAACTTTGATAATTTACTGATTTTTGAAACAGCAAATTTTACAGCTAATTCTATTACAGCAAGAAATAGTTTGTTAGTTGGTATTAATGATGGAGCTGAGACAAGCATTCAATCTAATACTTCAGTCCAAGATATAGCTTATGCCGATTACAACTGCTGGTATCAAATTGCAGATCACTACGAAGATATCACTGTTGCTAATGGCACGTTAACAGAAGGTGTAAGCACTGGTTTTGGTGCTAATGACATAACAGCCGATCCACAGTTAGCCAATAAAGATGCAACTCTGGCTACATGGGACACTTCTCTCGGGGGTGGTGGAACAGTAGATAATGCTTTTGCTGAGATGATGAAACTTAACGGGTTTGATCGTTCTGGCTCAGCAGATACTTTTGATACTAATTATACTAAAGCTGCGGCGCTTATTTATTTTCGACTAGCATTTACTCCTACAAATTCTGCTCTTGAGGGAACAGGTCTAGCAGGAGTTGATATCGGGGCAATAGATGTAGCTTCTTCTGCAATAATAGCTTCTGTAGACTCTCCTGTTCTAGATGCAGAAACAGGAAATGCCATAGCAACTACAGGCTATGGGTCGGATATTGACGATATTACTATCCAAGATGTTGCGACAGGTAATTATGAAGTGGATGTAAGTGCTTCTATAGGAGGTTCTGCTGGCAGTTGGACGTTTGATATGCCTGATATATCTGGTTTTTTATCTGATACTCTAGGCACTCCATTCGATTCAGCTAGTCACACTCATACAATCACAGCAGGCGATGGAGTAGACTCAGATACAGAAACTATTGTAGTAAATCCACAGACAGGGTGGGCAGTAATAGAAGTAGTGAGTGCTGATACTACTGAAGGTAGTGTATTCTATGGATGGACAGGCACGCCTGCTGATACAGATCAGGTTTATTATCCAACTGCTAATAACACTTCTGTAGATGCTACAGGAATTCTTACTACAGACCAGGCTACTGGTTCTATTAGTATGATTTTTTTTGATACTACAGATTATAAATGGAAACAATTCGATGTAATTGTTGTAAATGCTACTGGCAGCTTGTCTGGCACTGTAATACCGGGAACTACAGAAGCCACTATGGTGGCCGGGGGTGCTACACTTATAATAACTTTAGCTTTAGATACGTGGGTTGCATCTGGAGCAACTTTTAACGCACAACGTCAAAATATTATTGATGGTTTAGATTCTGCTCAAGCAGAGGCTACTGGTTGGGATGCTGTAGTTAAAGCTAATGAGCTTGTTATATCAGTGGTTAGAACATCTAATACAGTTGTAACTATTACTTTTTCTGCTCACGCAACTTATGATATAAGTGCATTAGAAAATATAACAGCTACTATACCTGCAAGTGCTGTTGTAATAACAGATACAGCAATAGTAGCAACTCCTGTATTTAATGTGTCTTCTATATCTGTTTCTACTTACGATCAAATTAGAAATAGATTACTTCTAGGAATAGGATAATGTCTCAATATCTAGATATATGTAATGAAATGCTTGACGAAGTGAATGAAGTGCGCCTAACAGCGGCTAATTTCTCTGATGCTAAGAATATCCAACGTTATGTCAAAGAAGTTATCAATAGAGCATATCTTGATATTCATGATGTGGAATATAAATGGCCTTGGACAACTACAGCAGCTCCCCAAGACGAGCAATTAGGTAATACATATATTGAAACTGTAGCTGGCACTAGATGGTATTTGCTTAAAGCAGCCTCCTCTGGTATTGATGATGATTATGGGCATATAGATTGGGAAGACTTCCTCCTCACTGAGGAAGGAGTGTCTGCTAAATCTGATCCGTATGAAGTTAGACAGTTAGGTTTAATTTCTATAGAAGAATGGAAGGATTGGCATGCCAAGTCAGAAACTGCTGAAAAACATGATGCTACTAGTAGAGAAATACCCCTCAGAGTTATGAGAAGTCCCGATGGACGTAGGTTTGGATTGAGTCCAATTCCTGATGAAGTCTATCGTATTTACTTCACTGCTTATAATCAATTAACTCTCCTGTCTGCTTATGATGATGAGATTATAATGCCGAGTCAATATCTTCCTGTCTTAATGTCTAGAATTAGATATTATGTATGGCAATTTAAACAAGAACCGCAACAAGCTGCTATGGCTAAACAAGATTTTGATAGGGGATTGAAACAGATGCGTAGAGCACACAATCCTATTGATATTAAACTTACAGATGATCGCATAAAACACGTATAATGCCATTACAATCATTTTCAGTTAGTTGTGAAGGAGGATTGGATTTAACTTCTTCTCCTTTTACGTTATTAAGATATCCGGGTAGAGCACAGGAACTTACTAATATGGAACCTGCTCTTAGTGGTGGGTATAAAAAGATTTATGGATATGAGAAGTTTGGCACTGCTCAAGTTACTGGGTCTAGTGATACAATCTTAGGTATTAAAGATTATGCTGATGGTATATTTGCTTGCGCAGATACAGGCATTTGGTTTAGCACAGACGGTGTAACATGGATTAAAGTAAATAAAGACACAGCTTCTGGTGGATTAAATCTTACAAACCTCAATGCAGCAGCAGAACTTACTAGGTCTACCACAGCCAGATATAATACAGTAACTTACGAAGGTTCTGAAGAATATGGCATTGTAATAGCTGTTAATGGTGTAGATGAGGCAGGATGGATTAAATTTACAGGCTCTGGTGGTGGTAGAACGTATTATTATAAAGAATTAACTGCTGCTATGGGGGCACCCACAGCTCCAGCATATGCTGAAGTGTTGAAAGAGAGGCTTTTTCTATCTGGGGACTCTTCTACTCCTAATAGAGTGTATTGGAGTGATAGATATGAGATGGATGATTTCTTGGGTAGTGGTGCTGGATTTATAGACATAGCCGATGAAGTTACAGGTATAAAAGCTTTTCGTGAACAGGTAGTGATTTTTGGTAAGAATAGCATTTATACTCTGGCAGGATTTGATGGTGGGCTTACTCTCAAGCCTGTTACTAGAAATGTTGGATGTATTAATGGGTTCACTATTCAAGAGTTTGGTAGTAATCTATTATTCTTGGCTAGAGATGGTATTCGCACTGTAGCAGCCACAGACCGTATAGGAGATTTGGAATTAGGTGTTATCTCCAGAAACATCACCCCCCTTGTTGCAGATGTGATAGGAGCACTGGGAACTTATGATGTTTCCAGTGTAACAATTAAGAAAAGAAATCAATATAGGTTTTTTTACAACTCTTCTGGATCTACATCAAAAGCAATATTGGGAACTCTTAGATATACACCAGAAGGTGTTATGTCTTGGGAATGGGGAGAAATTGAAGCGTGGGATGCCCCTGCAATAGTAAGTAGTAGCGGCGCTGATGGAGCAGAAGATGTGTATCATGGTGGGTATGATGGATATATTTATAAAGAGAATACTTCAGGTAGTTTTGATGATGTAGCATATAAAGCTACATACAAGACAGTGGAAATAGATATGGGGGACATTGGAATGAGAAAAACATTCCATGAACTTTCCTTATCAACTAACGCAGAGGGCACTCTAACACTCACTCTCACCCCTGAATATGATTTTGCAGATAGTACAATACATCAACCAGAAGAGAAGGTTTTATCAACTATATATTCTGCATCTCTCTTAGGAGAATTTATTTTAGGAACTGATGTATTAGGTGCTTCCCCCACTCCTATTATTAATATAAACTTGGAAGGAAGTGGGTACAGTGGTACATTTAAATTTGAAACAGAAGATACAAACAATCCATACACTATAGGTGGATTTTTTATAGATTTTATACCATCGGGTAGGAGATAAGAATGGCAGGTTATAGTAGTAGACAAAGTACAATATCTGATGGGAATGTTGGGTATTCTTCATTATGGAATGATGAATACAATCAAATTCTACTAGCTATGGCTTCTAGTACAGGGCATATGCATGATGGTACTGCTGGTGAAGGTGGTTATGTTCCCGTAGTAGCAGATAGTGATAAAAGAAATTATATAGAAGCCAATCAAGTTAGTGATGTTTTAGATTTTTATGTTGAGGTTGCTGCTGCTGCTGTTAAGCAATTATCAATTGCAGATGGGGTAATACTACCAACCACAGATAATGATATTGATTTAGGCAGTGCTACATATGAATTTAAGGATTTGTTTATAGATGGCACAGCTAATATAGATAGTTTGGTACTAGCCTCTGGAGCCACTGTTACAGCCATTCTTGATGAAGACGCTATGGGAACAGATAGTGCTACAGCTATTGCCACTCAGCAAAGCATCAAAGCTTATTCAGACTCTGCTACTCAAACACTTACAAATAAAACTCTAACAGCCCCTACAATTAACGGAATTGTAGGTGGTACTATTACATCTATTGACATTAATGGTGGCACTATCAATGGGATTACAGATTTAGCTATAGTTGATGGTGGTACAGGTTCTTCTACTGATGAAGCTGCTAGAACAGCTTTAGGGTTAGCTATAGGTTCAGATGTACAAGCTTATGATGCTGATATAGTTACTACTGCTATGTTAGATGAAGATGACATGTCTTCTGATAGTGCTACACAGCTTGCTACACAACAGAGTATTAAAGCTTATGTGAACACTTATGCTGCTCCGGCCCATGCTGGAGCACTTGTGCATGGGACTTCTTCACAATCTCTCTCAGACGGTACTGTTACAGCTATAGGATTTAACCAAGAAGATTATGATACGGACACTATCCATGATAACTCAACAAATAATACTAGATTAAGTGTGCCAAGTGGTGTTACCAAAGTAAGGTTAGTAGGTCAATTATCTTTTAATTCCAATTCTACAGGAAGAAGAATGATATCTATTTATAAAAATGGGAGTGGCTCCTACGCTGGTAGAATACAGGGCAGTTATAATGCAGATAGTGGTGGTGGACAATTAATTACGGTAAACTCTCCAGTTCTAGAGGTTGTTGGAGGTACAGATTATTTTGAATTGATGGGTTATCAAACTTCAGGTGGGGCATTGTTAGTCAATCTTACTAGTAGTAATTCTTGGTTTGCTCTGGAGATTATAGAATAATGTCCGATAGTGTGGAAAGAATCGCTGTTCTTGAAGCTAATCAAAAAAGAATCCAAGAAGATTTGATGAAACTCTTCCAGTTTCAGAAAGATTATATGAAAGAAGAAAATGAGAGGTGGGGGATTATTCAAAATCACATGGCTAAACAGAAAGGCTTCATAGGTGGTATTGTTCTTGTTGTTTCCTCTATTTGGGCAATAATCATGACAGGACTACATTTTTTAAAAGGTTAATATGTATATACCAGAGCACTTCATTATACAAGAGCTGGTCTCCAGAGATGTATACAAAGATCGTGGGAACAAAGCTTGGGAACTTTTAGATGATAGGCTACTCATCACTCTTGATCAATTGAGAGAAGAGTATGGATCTATAACTATTAATAATTGGAAATGGGGTGGGCCTAGAGAATGGAGTGGTTTACGCACTCCTGATAGTGCTTGGTACAGACCTTATTCTCAACATACTTTTGGCAGAGCTGCGGATTGTTTATTTAATGATGTAGATGCAGAAAAAGTTAGAAAGGATATATTAAAGTTTCCAGATAAATTTCCTTGTATTAATTCCATAGAACTGCACACAGCTTGGTTACATTTTGATGTTAGGAATTGTGATAGAGTAAAGGTGTACAGTGCATGAGAGCTTTAAAAATTATAGAAGGATTTGATCTAGTAGATACAAATGCTCTCTATCCCTCAGATACTATCTATTCAGGAGCTTTAGTAGCAAGTACAGAACAAACCATTACAGTTCCTAGTGGTGCTGAGTTTGTTATTTTTATGTGTAACAATGATTTCTATGTAAACTACGACACTACTGCTGCTGTACCAACAAGCTCTATATCCGAAGCAGGGGGGGAGCTAAACCCTGAGATTAGGTATGTAGGGGAAACTACTGTCTTGCATGTTATATCGGAATTTGCTTGCAAACTTACATTAGCTTTTTATAGTAAATAGTATGTCCCACTTTAATAGAGATAGCAACAAAATACAACCTGTAGAGTTTGAAACTAACACTGCTAACTTTGATGCTTTTGGCAGACTCAGAACATCTGATACAGGACAAAGATTAGATGTAGAGTTTATCTATGATAAGCAAGATGATTATTTTGACGAGACAACCAATAACGGAACAGTCACATTTAATGGTAATACCCGAGATTTAACTTTATCACTATCTGATGCTAATGATGGCTCATATGCGACAATGCGAAGTCATCCTGTCCCATATACGCCGGGAAATAGTCAGTTAATTGATATCACTGGTGTTCTTGATTTAGCGGAGATTGGTAGCGGTACGGCTGAAGTCTTCTTAAGGACAAGTACTTCGGGTAGTGTAGTTGAAGAAACAATCGAACAATCTAGCTGGAGTAATGCGACAAGTGGTGTGGATTGGACTAAATCTCATGTATTCTCAATAGATTTTCAAAGTCTGAAAGTAGGCCGCATTCGATATAATTTGATACAAAATGGCTTGATTGTACCCATAACTGAGATTAATAATGATAATGAAAGGGATAGTGGGTATTGGCAACTCCCATCACTCCCCGTTTACTGGAGAATATACAATAATGCTACTGATACTTATATGGAAACAGGGTATGGTGATGAAGCGAATGCAGTAGGATTTAGGTATAAAATAACGGCTAACGCAAGTGCTACCATGAAGGCGGGCTGCTGTACCGTTAAAAGCGAAGGTGGTCTATCTTTAAGAGATTTAATTGGATTACCAAGATCAATTGATAATGGGATTACTGCAATAACAGTGAGTACCACCCTAATTCCACTTTTATCAATAAGACCTAAAAGTACGTTTCAAACTTATGCCAATCTGGGTATTGCCTTACCTAAAGCTTTCTCCATTTCACCAGACAACCCAATAAAACTGGTTATTTTACATGATGCTGTTTTAACAGGTGCAAGCTGGAGTGATGTAGGCACAGAAAGTATGATGGAATATGACGTAAATGCTTCAGCATTAAGTAACGGACATGGGATTTATTCAGATTATGTAGTTACTACGAAAAAAAATGCAGCTACATCAGGGCAAGGTCTTTTAGGTAAAACAGTGCTATGGGATAAACAGAGTTCCAGAACAGGTATATTAACTATTGCTGCTATTAGAACTGGTGGCACTGATGCTGATTGTTTATCATCTCTTCACTGGGAAGAGCTTAGATAATGCAGATATTAGAATATTTTGGTATACAAGTTAATAAGAGAGAGAGATAAATATGGGTAGAATGCAACCAAAGCCTTATTCAGCCCCTTTAGGGGGCAGACCTGCTACAAAAGACAAGGAGCCAACACCTAGTTTCTTGGATAAAATAGAGCAAATGGCGAGTACTAAGGAGGGTAAGACAAGCATAGGCTCTGTGTTTGAGCAAGCAGCTAGTAGAGATACTACTACTGCCATAGGCTCTGTATTTGACCGTTTTCGAGAAGGTAAAGACACTACAAATATTCCTCCTAGAGATAGTAGAGAACCTACTAAGGAACCTATTCTTCCTATTGTAACCGAGCCTACAGAGTTACAGCAGAAGGTACAAGCTCAAGTAGAAACTCCTGAGATACCAGAGGATGCTCAACAGAGGTATGCACCTTTACAGACAGCCCCAGAACAACTCCTCACTGGGGAAGGCACACAAGTAGGACAAGTTACACAAGTGGCACAACAGAACATCAGTGCCCCTCAAATGGCTCCTGCAACGGAAGCAGAGGCCATACAACAAACTCCTATAGCACCTTTAGCTACTAGTACAATGTCTGCCTCAACAATAGATCAAGCAGCTCAAGCTGCTGCCTCACAAGGAACTGTAAGTCCTAAGGCTCTTATTCAAGACCCTGTGCAAGGGGTTATTAGAGAAGAGTCTTTAGCTGTTGCTGCTGAAGGAGAAATGCCTAGAGAGGCATTTATACAGAATCAATTAGCTGGGCTATTAACAGGAATAGAAGGTGGGGAAGTTCCTGCTTGGGCTAAACCTGCCGTAGCCTTTGCTGAAGCAGAACTGGCTGCTAGGGGTGTTGGTAAATCTCAGGTAGCTAGAGAGTCATTATTTAATGCTGTGATACAAGCAGCTATGCCTATTGCTGTTGGGGATGCTCGCACAAAACAAACTGAATTTTTAACCGATTTAAATAATAGACAGCAGGCTACAATGTTCAATGCTTCTGTTATGGCTAATATGGATTTGGCTAATGCCACATATAGTCAAAAAGCTCAAGTGGCAAATGCTCAAGCATTCCTTCAAATGGATTTTGTCAATCTTAGTAATGAGCAAAGAACTAATGAAATTAATATGCAAGCTAGGCAGCAAGTGTTGTTGTCAGATGCTTCTGCTAAGAATGCTGCTAAGCAGTTTAATGCTACGTCTGAAAATCAAACTAAGCAATTTATGGCAAACCTTTCTGCTAATGTAGACAAAGCTAATGCTGATAGAGCTACTACGGTTAGTCAATTTAATGCTTCTCAAGACCAACAAAGAACAATGTTTGAAGCAGGAAATATATTAGAGGCAGATAAACTTACAGCTCAGATGAATACACAACTAGCAGAGTTTAATTCTCAAATGGAATTTAATAGGGATCAATTTAATGCTACAAACACACTAGCTATAGAACAATCCAACATAGCTTGGCGACGAAGAATGAATGAGATTGATACAGCAGGGATGAATGCAACTAATCAAGCTAATGCTATGAACTCTTTCAATCTTTCTAATCAAGCTTTAACAATGTTATGGCAAGAACAAAGAGATGCAGCACAATTTGTATGGCAATCCTCAGAAGGTGAGCTTGATAGAGCTAATAGAATTGCTATAGCCGTTATGACTAATGAAACTATGGCTGATAAGATGAGTGCTGACAATGCAGCAGCTCTTGGTGGGCTGGCTATAGATGTTTGGGATAGATACCAAGATATACAATAGGAGTAGAATATGGGGTTTAATCCAGTAAAGAGTTTTAGCAAGGCTGTTAAAGGTGTTGTTAAAGGTGTAAAGAAAGCAGGAACGGGGCTTCTGAAAGCTGGCAAAGGTGTTTTAGGTAAATTTAGCGCCTTCCAGAATAAGCTTGGTCCTCTAGGAACCATAGCTTTAATGCTTGCTATTCCTTATGCAATGAATTATTATGCTGCTACTTATGGCACTGTTGGTGCTGGAGCAGCAGGAGCCGGTGCTGGTGAAGCATGGGCAGCACAAAGTATGTCCACAGGGGCTATGACTTCTGCAAGTGCTTCTGTAAGTTCTGGAGCCTTAGGTATATCTGAAGGCATTAGCACTCTCAGTACAGCAGAAATAGGGGCTTTTGAAAGCACAGCTCTTACAGGAGAAGCAGCCTCCTTAGGAGGTATAGGAGGGGAGTCTCTATATACTAGCTCTGCCTTAGCAGAAACTTTACCAGTGACAGGTGCTCCTACAGCTTTAGGTGTAGAGATGGCTGCATATACTCCAGAGATAGGAGCCTTTAGTGCAGAAGAAGCTTTAGCTCTTAAAACTACTACAGGTATGGAAGCTTTAGGTTATGATATAGCTGGCCCAACAACAAAACCTTTTGATTATGGTAAGGCTGCAAGAGCAGTGGGTAAATCTTTGTTAGGTGGTGGTGTTGGAGAAGCTGGGGGTGGATATGATTATTCTCTACCAGAGCCAGCCCCATTGAGTCCTGTAGAAACTGTCAAGGGCATTTCAGCAGGTGCTGGAGCTGGGGTAGGTGTATCACAGTTTGTAGCAGAAGCACAACCGGGATTGGTGGGAAGATTACGCCAAGAAGAAGAACGTTACAAAAGTTTACTAGCTAGAGGTTATTAAGAATGCCAAATGAAATAGATTTATTTGATGCTCCTATAGCAGGGCAATCCCTCACCACAGATGTGGAGAACCCTCTCCCTTTTGAAACTCCTCCAGAGTTTACAGATAAACAAAAGCTTGTGGAGGGATTGTTTGAGAAGCTTATGGAGCCAGATAGCATTTCTAAGATAGCAGGATTTCTTAATGATGGTATGTCTGTAGAGTCTATTACTAAAATGATTTTATTCACAGGAATGTCTAGTGGAAAATTTAATGTTGACATGCAACTTCTTCTTATAGAACCTGTAGTATATATGATAATTTTTATAGCCGAACGCACAGGGATAGATCCTGTATTAGAAGAAGATGAATACCTTAGTGAAGATATTGAAGAAGAGATTGAAAATATATTAGGCCAAGAACTTACAGATGTAGAACAGAAGCTTCCCAAGAGTTTGCTCTCTAGAGTTGGGAAAGAAGTTGTAGGAATAGAAGGTGGAGGAGGAACATAATGGCGATTAGTAGAGGTGTGAGTCTTCTACGCTTTGCTAAAGGAGCTGTAGATAGACAGAATGAAATTAATGCTGGGAAGCAGAAAGAAGCTGATAAGTTTAGACAAACACAATTGGCTTTTGCCAGTGCTGCTTATAAAGCAGATTTAGATAGATACAGTCGATTCATGAAAATGAAAGATGGCCTCACTATGCAGGGTAAGGAAGGGGCTGCTATACAAATAGCTAACGGGTATGCTTACAAAGCTGGTAAAGGTAAAGAAGAACATCTTGCTAAAGTGAAAGAAAGTTTAGACAAAGATCCAGAATATTTGTCTAAATTAATTGGTAACTATGATAGGATAGCTAAACCAAAACCTTCAGATTATTTTCAGAACAATGAGTGGGATAAATTAGCTAAAGCCAGAATTAGTGCGGAAGATGGGATAACAAGACTGCTGTTTGGGGGGCGCAAGCATCCTAATATGTTGTCTGTGTCTCAGATAGAAGCTAGAGAAGCAGAATTACGAGAGCGTACAGGTGGTAAAGATTTCACTAAAGGTTTTGCAGAAGAGATGATGAGGATGAAACCTCTGGATATTGAGGCTCCTGAGATTACTACGAAACTTTCTACTCCTATAATCCTTGTGAATAAAGAAAATGATAGACAACTTGCTACATCAGTAGAAGAGTATGAAGATCTTATAGAAAATAAAGGGTATTTTAAACCTACTAAAGAGAAAGGTGTTACGTTAAAGGCAAACGAGCATTGGTTGCCAGAAGGTGGAATTATCACTACTAATGAAATTAGAAAAGCTAGAGATGCAGACTATCCTGTAACTTCTCAGCAAGAACTTATACTCTTACAGGCAATGAATCCTGAAGCTTATGTTAAAGCTAAAACAGCTAATCTAAATCGCCCACCTCTTTTTGAATATTCCCAAGAGAAATTTGGGATTGATATTACGGGGAAAGCTCCCGGTATAGTTCCAAGACAAGGTTTTGCAACTCTTCCTCAAGCTAGTCAACATAAAGGTAAAACTATTAGGGATAAACATACAAGACAACTCTTAATTTCTGATGGGGATACTTGGGTTCCTAAGAAATAATGAAAACAGAACCTAGATATGAATTTGTAGCAGAAGAGGAGGAACCTCGATATGAGTTCGTGGATTTCTATGCTTCAGAGGAAGCCCCTACACCAGAGCCTGGAGTACCAGAAGCTCCTCCTGTGGAAGAAATTCCTCCTTCTTATTTAGAAGAAGTGCAGGAGAGAGGGATGGATGTAGCTGGTGTTGGGGAGGTGCTGGCAACAATGGGGACAGCCTTTGCTGGAGCCTTGCCCGCCACTGCGGGTGGATTATATAAAGCTATTGAAGAAAAGGATGCTTCTGAATTTGCAAAGGCTTTCAAACATATACAAGAATTCTACACTTATGAACCCCGCACAGAGAAAGGTAGAGAGTTTTCAGAAACCTTAGCAGGGGTTTTTGAGAAGTATTCTGCTGTAGTTGATGAATATCTAGTAGAACCTAATCTAGAGAATAAGAATGTTTTAACAGCTGTTATAGGCAAGGTGAGTGGAGAGGCTCTGCCTTTATTAGCTCCTTTGTTACGAGTAGGTAAAAAAGGGAAAGCTCCTAGAGATCCTCTAGAGGAGTTTATGGAAGGATATGAACCAGAAGGAACAGTGGCTAGGGGACCAGAGGGTGGGCCTATTGCTAGAGGTCAAGTGATAAGAGAAGCTCCTAAAGAAGCAGCTCCTCTAGAAGGGGAATTAATAGAACGTCCTTCTGATATTATTCCTGTGGAAGAAAGGGTAGGAATTGAAAGAGAAGCTATAGAGGGAGAATTAGCAGTTGCTCCTGAAGAAATAGCAGAACAGCTTCAGTTGGAAGAACCTGCTTATGAAATAGTAGAAGAAGCAGCAGTAGAAGAATTTACACAGGAGATGAGGGAAGCTCACACAGCTTCTGAGCAAGTTAATAAAGATAGATATGCACAGATGATGGATGAGTTAGAATGGGAACTTTCTTCTGAAGAGGTTAGTGCTAATCTAGAACCTTATATGAAAAGAGAAGAACCTTCTCCTGAAACTGTGTCTAAGTTTGATCCTAAGCAACAAGGTATGATAGACCCTTCAGTTTTTTTTTACTGAGAATATTTCTAAAGCTGTTGAAGCTATAGATGCTTCTGAGACAATGCGAGAAGTGAGAATGACTACTCAGCCTTTGCAAGCTGCCTCTGCTCAAGCAGCAGCCACAGCTAAAAATTTAGCTAATAACTTAGAGGTGATTAAAGAGAAACAAAGAATCTTCGCTAAGGATATGTTAAAAATATCTACTAGTGATAGTACTAAGATGTTGCGTAGTATAGAAGATCCTAAACTATTTAAAGAACTTCCTGTTGAACAACAACAAGCTGTCACAGAAATGCGTTATGAGATGGAAGAAGTGCTAGGACCATTAGCTGTCCAATTGGGCATTCTAGGTAAGGTGAGAAAGAACTATGCTAAGCATGTTGTTCTAGCTTTCTTGAAAGAACCCACAGAGGCTAAAAGAGTTTTTGGGGAGAAGTATTTCAAGACTTGGATTAAAACAGGCAAACGTAGATACGAAACTTTTGAAGAGGGGGAAGCTGCTGGTATAGAGTATTTGGTAGATTTTCGTGTGATGGGAGCTGCTAGAGCTGAATTAGAAAGGGCTATATACTCTCGTCAATTTGTTAATTATGTGAAAGGAGAAAGTCTTGGTGGAGGAGAACCTGCTATTAGTTTCCCAGGAGAAGAAATACCTGGATATGTAACAGTTAATCATCCAGCCTTTCAGGAAAAAACTTTTATAATTAAAAAGTATATTAATCATAATAAAAAGAAACATTTTTTCCGTGGTGATGAAGTTAAAATTGAGGGGAAGAATTATTCTGTTGCTGACAATGGAATAACCATTAATGGAAAATTCCGTAAGGTTCAAAAGTATACCGATGTTATGATACGCCCCATAAAAGTACATCCTGATTTAGCAGGGGCTTTAAGAGCTGTATTAGAAACTGAAGATCCTAATATATTGATGAGTGGATTTCTTCATACAAAAGCTGCTGCTATGAAAGTTATTATGTATAATCCTCTTTTCCATGGTATGACAGTGCTATTCAAAGCGTGGCCTACATTGCCCCCTTCTCAAATGTATAATCCTTTGCATGATTATATTAATGGCTACAAAAAGAATCAAAAGGAAGGCACTCGTATTGATGCTATTAAACATAATGTGCGCTTCTTGGGAGGCAGAGGATATACGCAGGATTTGTATGGAGAGATAGAGACTATAAGAGAGAATTTTTTACATAAGCTAGATCCTCGTTTAGGGGATAGTCTTGAGAAATTCGGAGGTTTTTGGCATGGCACTCTTTTATGGGATAGGATTGGAGATTTACAGATGGGACTATATTCCCGTAAAACCTCTGAAATATTAAAAAGAGAAGTTTCTCTGTTTAAAAAGGAGAATAATAGAGAGCCTTCTGCTGAAGAATTCAAAGATTTAGAAGAAGATTCTAAATATCAAGCGGGGGAGTTTGCTAATCTTATTGTAGGAGCTTTCGGAAGAGAAGATTTTGCAGCGGGATACAGAAATTTTCTTAACACTGTTTTATTTTCTCGTTCTTACACTATGTCTAATCTACGACTAACTAAATATGGTATTGGAGTGACACCTAAACATCTTGTGGGGCAAATGAAAAACTCTAGTGGTTTGTCTAAAGCTGAATTGGCAGACGCTTTTAGGGGCATGGCAGTCGCTACCCTTTTTAAAGATATGTTTCTTTTATTTGTTACGTTGCAAGGAGCTAACTATGCTATCACTAAAATGGAAGATATCCCAGATCAATATGGAAATACTGGGGGGCATTTCTCTTGGGATAATGAGGGAGATAAAAAATGGAAAATGGCTATAGGGCAGAAAGAAAATGGGCAAGTTGTATATATGGGCAGTCCTTTCAGGGCAGCTAGAGACATAGCGGAGATAGTTTTAAAACCTAGAGAATTGGCAGCTAATAAAAGAAATCCTGTTATCACAGGTATTATGCAATATCTAGAAAATAGAGATTTCAAAGGGGATACTATACTCAAAGATGGGGATGCTTGGTATGAGCATATAGCATCTACTGGCAAACATTATACCAAAGCCCTCACAGGTTGGGATACTACCTTCTCTACTTTTGCTCCTGATGATGAATCTTGGAGAAATAGATATAGACTCTTAGGACTTCAGATAAGTCACGGTACTGCAGGTGGTCCTAAGGTAGACACTCTGTATAGAATACAGAGACAGCAACAAGAAGAAAAAGATTTAATCATGACACAAGCCACTGATCTTACTAAGCGAGGGGAAGAGGAAGAAGCAATTAAACTCTTACTGGATAATAAAATGACAGGAGGTGAGGTTGCATCCTTTATGATGAGAAGTAGACACCCTGCTGCTAATATGTTAAAGAACTTGAACTTCTCAAATCTTTATTATAAAGCTACCCCAGAACAGAAAGAAGTTTTAGAAGAACTTAATTGGGTAATAAAGAAATAGGTGATTTATGATAGGAACATTCTTTAAATCTTTAATTAGTCCTGTTACAGAAACTATTAAGGGATATAATGAAGGACGCACTAAAATAAAAGCAGCTAAGATAGAAGCTGAAGTAGCTAAATATATGTCTGAAGCAAAACGCTGGGAAATGTCTGCTAGTATAGAGGGTGATTGGGACAAAGAAGCCTTACGCCAATCCCAGTATAGTTGGAAAGACGAGTGGTTGACAATAATAATAACATTTCCATTCGTCTTTTTGTTTTTTCCTTTCTCTCAAGATTATGTAATGAAAGGATTTGAATATATGGACAAAGCCCCTTTATGGTATCAAACTATATTTATGGGTATTGTTGCAGCATCCTTTGGATTAAGATGGTTATTTAAAAAGAAGAATTTATAGGAGAGATATATGCCTAATATCTATGGACAAGAAAGACCCAGTAAAAAGAAAAAGAAGAAGGCTTTGAAGAAGCCAACCCCTAGTATGTTAGGAACAGGTATGGCTGCACAAGCAGCTAAAGCTCTCAAACAGAGGTATGAGACATATAGGGCCGGTATTTGGAAATAGATAATGGAACTTGGAGTTATACAAGACTATATTAAAGATAAGAAGGTCTTGTTGATAGGGAATGGGCAACACAAAGAAAAGGATTTAGATAATTATAACATTGTTATAAGGCTCAACCACGGTATACAGAATAAATATGCTGATATATGGGTTAATCACCTAATTCAATATAACCAAAGGATATGGAGATGGGATAGAGTAAAGTTTAAAT